TACTGAAATTTTGATTCCAGCGGCGATGGCACGTTGAAGGGCGTCATGCTCTGCTTGATTGAAATCAAGTCCACTTAAACTCAAATTGATGTAAGAAACTCCCCGACTGACCGCATAATCGATTGCTTCAGTCTCTTTTTCTAAGTTATTACGCTGACCATCATCTTGATCCCCGAACCATTTGATCATCACAATGCAATATTTTCCGGGATCAATACTTTGAGCTATCAGCCCAACGACATTCGTACCGTGCATTCTACTTGTAGAATCATCGAAAACTTTATCATCCACAAAGGATTTGTGACCGTCAGCGCAGAGATAAGCCCGGAGATCCTTGCGCATGATGTCAACTCCAGTGTCGATTACGGCTATTCGAATGCGATCATCCCCTCGAGGAATCATGGCAAAGGCTGGAAATGAGACCAAGAAAGCTAACAAAATTTTCACTAACATAAATCCCCCTTAGGATTGTTCAACTTTATCGTTATACTTTTTCAACTTCGTCTGATGTTTACACTCTTCGTTGGAGCATCTGCGAAGATAAAATTCCCCGTCACGTCGCGTGATTCTCTTAAGCTGCATGACTCCGCGGGCACAATCGAAACAGGTCCAATCTTTCTTGGACTTAGAGGGATTTTTAGCTTCGCTCTTCTTTCGTTCCTCTAAGTGCCGGGGATTCTGAATCTGTTCGCTGTCGAAATTACGCCGATTGAGAGTCTTCCGAAGTTTAGCCACTTCTCGTTTGAGTTCGGCATTTTCCTTCTTCAGACGGTCATTCAATGTAAATTCGCGGTCGTAGTTTCTACTCCTACTCATATCTTTCCGGCTACATAGGCACTCGCGTACCAACGGTAGTATTTTGCCAGTTTACGATCAATCTCTTCAAATTTATCAAATAAGGATGGATCGAAAATGTCATCTTTAACGATCATCTCCATCTTGCGATCTTCGAGTTGGTGGATTCTTTGAAGAAAGGAATTCTGAGTTCTCGGCACCATCGGAACACCCAGTCTGATAACGGGTCCATATCCAAAATTCATCATAAAACACCTCCTACTATTATTCTAGGAGATCTCCGGAGCACTGTCAAAGTAATCACTTGCGAGTACCCCATTGAGATGGTCAATCTCATGTTGAACCACAATTGCACCTAGACCTTCGAATACAATCGTTCTGGCTTCTCCGGCGATGTTTCGAAATGAGACTTCTATTTGCTGAATTCTTGGAACTGGGTATTCACCTTTTAGACTGAGGCAAGTTTCTTTCTCCGAGATGATGCCGCCCAATTTCTTGAGAATCTCCGGATTGAACATGGCACCGACGTATTCTTTCGTGGTGACAGCTATGATTCGCACCAAGGGACCGGGCGTGACTTGATTGGCGGCGATTCCGTAGGCTTTATGGGCTTTCATCGTCTCGATCAATCTGCGAGCTAAAATGCGTTGATCCCCTTTGCGAAAGTCCGCTGGAATGCAGACTCTCTTCAACCTAGGGTTCGGAGATTTCACGATTTGAAGGATCATTTGACCAGCTTTACCTTGTCTACCAGACCAAGAAGTTCGATAACTTCTTGAATCATGGCTTTGGGTCCGGAGTCACCCATGCCGTTGAAGAGGAAAACTTTTTGCGAAGGATCTTCAGCATCATTACGAGTGAGAATGTAGCCGTTGTCAACTACATCAATTGTTAGTTGAAAAGGTGCGGGATCACTATCCTCGCCGTCTTTGTGAGACGTATCCTGACCTTCGGCGGGCAGGATAGCTAAGTTATTCGTCGGCTTCATTCTCTTCAGCCTTCTGGAGATCCATTAATTTGTCGCCAAATTTTTCCGACATAACGAGCGATACGTATCGGACTAGATCCTGATTAGCTTTAATCTGATCCTTATAAGGTTGCGCATGACGTTGAACTTCTTGCTTGGCGTCTTCAAGTTCTACATCCGAATTGCGTGTATTGATGATGCCTTGGTGAGTCTTCGCAAGTTCCAGCATTCGGGCTTCTAATTGCTCCTTACTCATAGCCTCATGTTCAGTGACCATTTTTGCATAGGCTTCGTGCCCCATTTTTTTCTCGAACTTAGTTTCGAGTTTAGTTTTTTCCGTGGCAAATGTAAGTTCGCGGCTCATTTTAGTCTCCTTGAATGTTTGCAATCTCCAAAACAAGGCGGGACCGCTGTTTTTCAGCCCGGAATCCGCCAGAATCCAGTTTAGCAAGTTTCTGCTTTGGTGTCAACTTGGCGTATTCCGCGGCTCGAATCTCTGCTTCGGCTCTGCGCGCAGCTTTCTTTTGCGCCGGAATGCCTTTGCGGCGAGAATTGTCTTTAATTTTTGCGTATGTTAAGCCCGTAGCCATAAAACCCCCTTAGGTTTTTCTTGGAAAAAAGTGGTAAAACAATGAGATACTCCACACTGCAACGCTGATTGCGTATTCTCCGTGGATCAGAACATCGAAACCGTGCGCCAAATAAATGTACAATCCCATAAGTGAGATGCCCGCGATGAGCATGATCATCATGTACAGGGCGATCCCTTTAGAATGCCCATCTCGAATCGTTTTGATCGCCTGCGGGACTCCACATCCCGCCAATAAACATCCGGCGAGGAGCCCAATTAAGGTGAGCATGGGACTCCCATTTTGTGCCGAATCGCGATTACAACAGCCAGAGCATCCCCGAGCGCATCGTGCGTAATTTTAGGTTGGCCGATCAATTCTTGAATCTTGTCAAAACCGGGATTCATGCCAAAATCCGTGTAGTACAAATCGCCCACATCAATGAATTTGTGGTCGACTCGTTTTAGTACGTCTTCCAGAAAACCCGAAGTAGTCGGCGAGCGGCGATGATTGTTTAATACGATGGGCCAGTCGAATACCCCCGCGTTTTTCCCGGCGATTTGCACTCTTTGATTCGGACGCTCTTTGCCGTTATTGATTTCGAACGCTTTCGCCAATTGAGAGGTCAGTTGTATAGCCTTTGCGATCTCGGCGAAAGTGTCATTTAGTCCCAAAGCTGGGTATTTTCTTTCATCTGCTTTTTTCATGAGTTCTTGAAAGATCCAGGCGTTCATACCTATCGCGTAATCTTCTCCGTAGGTTAGCACGTCATTCTTCACAAAAAAGCTGATTTTTTGAAGGTGTTCGATCGGCGAAATGCCATCATCAATAACCATTCCAACCTGGAGAATTTGAACCTTCTCCACGTTAAGTCCGGTTGTTTCAAGATCCAGCGACAGGTATGGTCTAATTTTGCTCATTAATCAACTCCTTTAGAAAAAACATTATGATTTTATTCCATGAAATCACATTCGCTCCGGGACCGACTCCTGGAATCCAAGGCGCGACGTATTCGAAATTCACGAATTTTCCGCCATTGGCTTCGAAGCCCTTTTGCCATTTGTCTGGACGATCATCCACCAAATAGTCGGCTTTGAGTAAACCCTTGTCTTGAACCATGTTGACTTTTTTAATCAACTCCGGGAACCACAAACCTAACCATTGGACTTTCTCGCGGTAGCTGTACGCACTCTCGGCAACCGGTTGTGTGGCGATTTGCACGTCGTATCCCATGCGTATCAATTGTCGAACGGCAACCAACGCGCCTTCAACTGGTTCTAGACTCAGAAAGAAGCCTTTTTTGTACATTACAGCACAATTCGCATCCGTCACGACTTGCCCCGCGAATGCCGGGTGTCGACAAAAATCAGCAATACAGTCATCCATGTCGATCAGAATCGTTTTCAAAAAACCCCCAAAAAAGTGTGCAAGCCGAGCGCGACAGCGGCTATTTGGCTACTAACGCCCGTTGATTCGGACGTAACCTATTTCTAGTGCCTTTCGGCTTTCGCACTTGGAATCAAACCCATTGCGTGTCTCTAATGGCTTGTGTCCGCTACGGACCATATTACCTCGGGGTAGAGCATACTCCCTGCACCATGCGACTTTCCACGCCTTTGCACGAAATCAGACTAACACGAGAATTTTCTATTTACCAGAAAATGGGCGATATTGACCAAAAATGAGTCAAAGGCAATAAAAAAGGGTCTCAGAACGAGACCCTTAAAGGGGGTATTGAGTATCAGAAGGAGAAATTAGGTCAAGTTGATAAGAACGACGTTCTTACGGGGAGCCATGACCAACGGAGTACCGTACAAGAGTTGGAGCCACATATAGCTCGTGTTCGTTACAGCCAAGTCATACTTGATCATCGAACCAAGCTGTTTCCAGCAAAGAACGTCGGGATCGTGCATGAGCAAGAATGCTTTTGCATTGCCCGGAAGGTATGCGTTCTCGTCGATGACGTAAGTCGCGCCAGAGGTAGTCGGGGCGATACGTTGAGTGTATTCCCAGCCACTTGATGCGCCTGCGGCAGATCGGAAAATATTGAAGTACAACGGTGCGCCCGAGTACGTGATCACGATCGAAACGTTGTCACCAGCGGCGGGAGTCGCAACTTGCGCGCTAGAGGGAAGCGTTTCACCATCTGCATAAACTGCAGATACCACATAACTGAAAGTGCCGGTGTTTGCAGCAGTGAACTGCGAATTGGCATCAGTCGGAGTAGTGGGGCTCGAAATGGTCGGAGCCGATTCGGTAGCAACCGCTACGCTCAAGGGCGAAATGCGAGGACGGTTGAAAAGGCTCGGCTTGAAGCGATAGTCCAGCGTTCCGCTGAATTCTTTCACTTTTTGACCAGCAACCAATGTTGCACCAGTCATCACACGTTGTTTTTGGTAGTAAGATCGGCTGAATTCCGAGTGGATGTCAGTACCAAGGTACATGTCCATCGGCATACCGAAGTTGTTCACCGCGTTCAGACCGGCTTCTTCACCGACGTCCTCATCGAGATTTCCACCGCGTTGGTCCATGATTACTGTGTTTTCAGCAGTCGTGTTGTAACCGGCGAAAGCAGTTGATTGGTACGAAGCCAAGTTCTGCTTGTAATTGATTTGGGCAAAAATACCGTCATATTCTAACGGATTGATGGTCGAATCTGCTTCGAACATTGCACGTTCGTTGCGAGCCAAAAGTTCGATCGTTTTGTTTTTTACCTCTCGAGCGACCACCGGGCCGTGAGCGGCTTGGATCAGCGTCAAGTTGTGTTGTACTTGACCTTGTGTACCAAGATACTTCACTTGGATCACTTCGCGATCATAGTTGGCGTCAGTTTCTTGAGGAGTTCCACCCATTGCGAAGAACGGAGAAACTTCTTGACCGTAACTGTTCTGAACGTTGTATTCATGAACGGTCTGAGTAACTTTCTCTTTCAGAATGTCTTTCCAGAGGCGAAGATGTTCAAGACCATGCGTCACCAATTTAAGGGTGCGGTCAAGATCTTCGATTGCGAGTGCCGAACCGCCGGTCAACGCATTTGGTGCGGTTGTACCGTAGTTCTGCGAAATCGAGAGTGCTTTTTGCAACTCTTCCACTTCGCGGGCTGAATGACTGCCGAAGCCTGTCATTGAGGGGTCATTTGCGACTTGATTCAAAACTGTAGACATTTTATGTCTCCTTATGCACGACTTTATCAAAAAGTCAAGTGTTTATTTTGCTATTGTCAATTGTAACACAGTTTTGTAATTATTTTTATTGTTAGGGACTTATTTACGGTTCTTCAAAGCGTTTTCGAAATGTTCACGAGCCTTCTTCTCAAAGATGAAGCCAGTATTTTCCAGTTCGATCAAATGTTCGTCGCGGAAAATCATGTCTTTATTGGCTTGGCTCTTCATAACAAGTTCTTCAGCCACATCTAACATTTCGGATTTACTGAAACTTTCTGGACCTTTCGGAGCATCCGACTGAGATTTCTCGAGGGCAGTCAAGCCGTCGATAGATTTACGTCTTTGAGGACGTTCAGCCATTGCTTTTACGAGTTCCTGAGTTTCAGAGATCGATTTGCGGAGGGTTGCATTTTCTTGCATGATCGCCGAAGTCGCTTCTTTTACAGCCGATTTGATGAGGTCGTGTTGTTCTTGCTTGGCTTTTTTGAGAACTTCTTCTTGAGATTTTGCAGCTTGCGCTTTTTTGAATGCTTGAAATTCAGCATATTCGGCTTCAGAAATAGATTTGCCCAAAGAAACGCTCAAGCCTTCGCCGTCTTTATTTTGCTTGCCCATGGTTTGATCACTGCGTTTGGCGTCTGCTTGTTTTTTGCCTTCTTCGTTTTCTTCGCCAGCTTCCGGAGTTTTTGCAACGATGTCATTGTCGTATGTACCGGCGCGTTTGCCATCGGTATCAACTTGCGGAACTTCCGAGATTTGAGCCGGTCGACCTGCGCCGCGGGCTTCATCTTTTTGACCCTTGGGGGCTTGGTTCACAGCGGCATCAGCCGTAGTTTGAGATTCACCAGCGACATTCAAATTGTCAGGCATATCAGATTTTTTGACTTTCTCAGCAAATAAATCGTCGATCATTGAATCGATAGATTTTGTAAGATCTACTTTTTTTCCCATTGTTCCTCCGGGATTACGACATCAGATTAGCGTTTTTAAGCGCAGTCAGAATCGCATTTATTTGAGTTCTTGTGGAATTGAGGTCGGTAATAACACTGGCGAGTGCAGTGTTGATAGCAGCATCTGAATAAGTATCCCCACCGGCAGTTGTAACTGTAACGGCAGAAGCGGGAGAGTTCGCGGCGACATCGGCAGCGGGACTCAGAGAAGCAGCGGCGTTGATTGCATTCGCAATCTCTTGACCGTCTGTTCCAGTGGCACCAGGCGTTACACCTTGGTTATTAGGGCAAGCAATCTGCAGAGCGGATACGGCTTTTGCTGATAACATTTTCGTTTTCTCCTATTAAAGGGACGAGATCGTCCTCATTTACATTATATCATCAGTCCAGATTTATTTTTCCCGGTCGACGACTTCCGGGAATTTCTTCTCGAGCCGATCTTTCACGGCTTCCCATATTTCACTTCGCGTATATTCGGGATAAAGGGTCTGGAGGTTTTTCAAAATCGTAAACATGTGGGATTTATACAAAGAAAAAGACATTGGTTTCAAATGTTTGGCGATGCCATTCTCGGTGATTCCATTATCCGGATTGGGTTTGGAAGCGTCTCTTTTTTTCTCTTTTTGCTGTGCAGGCTTGTTTTCGACCACAAGTTTGCCATCGTTTGACTCGGCGAGGGCTTGCGGAGCGTGCAATTTGCTGTTTTCGTCGGGAAGTCCCTTGTCGATGTTTTTCTTTCTGCGATCAAGATCTTCCTGAGTAAGAGCGGGACCGCCCATGAGAGTGCTCGGGGCGGCGGCTTCGCCAGAGCCTACTCCAAGTGCTTTTTGGAGAATAGCCATGACTTGGTTCGCCGAAAACATCGGCTGATTTGCAGTATCTTCCTCGCCAGCGGCTTGGTCAACTACTGAAACTTCTTCATCTTTTGCGAATTCTAGATCGGCATCAGGATCGGCAAAACTCTTCACCAAGGAAGCGTAAGTGTCGACGTTCACCGGATTCATGGTCAAAGCGCATGAGTGAATCACAGCTTTTTTTATGGTTTTGCCGTTTTCCCCGGCTCTTTCCTTGATTACGCCCTCGACGGACATGCCCATGCGACCTGTGTCAGCCTTATTTAGGGACGACATGATCTCATATACGGCTTTGGCTTTGCTGTGTTCTTTGAAAAGGCGACCGGAGAGAAATAGCCCTTCTTTGGACTTTTTGTAACTGTCGATGACGCCTATGGTATTTTCCGGACCCTTTTTGTGGTCCCAATTGAAAATGCCCTTCTTCATGTCGATTGGAGTCAGGTCCAGACCGTGTTGGTCGATGACTTCGCCCTGTAGATCGCGCGAACCGGTAGAAGCGAGACCGACAATCTTCCATTCGCCATCTGCGCCCTTTACGAGTTCAGTTGGTAAAATTATGTTGAATTTTCTGTCTGCCGCCATGGATAAATTATACAATATAGGCGGGTTTGGTCTTTATTTGCCCTCGTCGTCGCTAGACTCGTCGATTTCCTCAATCGAACTGGCGAAAACGGGCTCATCCAGGGGTTCCTGGTCGGTTAAATCGTCCAAACTCTGTAAAATTTTCATATTTTCGTCCACCATGAGGTGAGACATAGCTTCTTTGAGCATAAAATGGAGTTTTGTGATCGAACAACCCATCAATTTCGCGATTTCCGACTGCAAAAGAGGCTCCATGGTGCCGTCCGGCTGACTTTTTTCACGAAGATAGGTCCAAAAACAGAAATGATGGTCCTTAGAATTGATCCACCACTCATTTTTGGGCTCTTCTACGACGCGTCCGTGCTTATTGAAGGTCGGAATCGAGTCTGGATGAGGCTCCGTCGGGAAAAATTCCTTACTTTTACCGGAGGTATTCCAATAATTTCGTGGTTGAACGTCTTCTGGAGTGGTAATTACGGTTAATTTTCGGTCAACGGGCATAACATATAGTCCTTGATGGAGTATTGTTATGGCTCCGGAAGTTGTATCCAGAGCCTACCATTGCCAAAAAATGAAATCAAGGACTTTTTGTAGTAATTTCCAAGGCACCAAAGATGCCGTTGGTTGGGGCGACTACGACGTGACCGTCGATCGCTTCAGTATTGATGCCGACAACCATCCCGCAAGAAAGGTCGACGACCGGGCCGCCGGACATGCCGGGGTAAATATTGCCCTTGCCTTGAACTTCGGTGTAAAAATTCGATTCTGGCTGAAAAACCGAGCACATTGGCTTGGCTCCCCAAGGAAAACCACAAGTCAAGAACGGGCCGCCGCTGCCGAGCAGACCGTCTTCGCGCATTTTCATTTTATTGAAATTCGAAAAGTCTCCGGTAATGACCCCCATGTCCGCGCGCACATTTATAGCCGCGGCGTGGGCGATCACTTTGGTATCTTTTAGATCGGCATTTTTTATGGTGATGTCGTCTTTGGTCATGTTGTAATCTTCTTCGTTGACCAGGCAATGAGCCGCGGTGACGGCGAGTTTGTCACTAATGACGAAAGCTGTACAGTGAAATTCCAATTTCGCGTGACTGCCCTTGCCATGCATACGGAAAAGAGCGATGACAGCTTCTTCTTTCGATGGGTTATTTTGGTCGATGTCTGACGCCACGAACTGTGGCAAATCTTTGATGGCTTGATATTGCTCGGGTTCTGGACCCTCGATTATCGCCATGATGCTTACCGCCGTGACCCAAACTCCGATGATTCCTAAGGCTATAGCCATTCCGCTCAATATTTTTTCTGTGATTTTCGACATAATGTCCCCCTTAGGCTACGTCTTTCATCTTTTCGCCCGCGCGGTACATCTCCAAGATGTAGTCGCAGGTCTTATACATTACATAAGAAATTTTAAAGGCAGTCAGATTCACGACTTTCGTAGCGCGCAAAGCCATAAGTTCGTCAAGATGACGTTGGCGGAGGTCCATAAGGTGTATTTCGGTTCGGGTTCTCATTCTCCAATTATACCGTAAAAGGGCTGGAAAACTCTAGAACTACTTGATGGGATTGAAGTTCTTGCAGCATTTTTTATAGTACGGGCACCACTTCTTGGGCTCGCACGCACATGGGGGGAGTTTTTTGTCAGCAACGGCTTTCTTGATGGCTGAGATTTTTTGTACGATTTCTTCCAGATCTGAGTCGCTTTTCAGTGTCACGAATTCTTTCAACTCGGAATTATCTTTGTCAATGTACAAATAGACCACACCTTCGACGCCGGTAAAGCCTTCGAGTTCTTTGATGTGTGCATAGTCGCCGCGCTGTAGACAGAATTCGAAAAGGTGAACGTAGGTGTTAGCCTGAATTTTGTGGTCATCCATAGCGTCGTCAAGAGGTTGGAATTTACTATCCTTGGCGGATTTGAATTCGCCGATCCACAGTTTGCCATCGATTTTGATAATGCCGTCGATCTTGCCCTCTTTGATGTCGAGTTCGGGCACTGATACTGGAAACTCTGGATTGGGCTTTCCCGTCCAACGATCAGGAGGGACGTTGCCGTCTTTATCTTTATACTCGATAAGAGTCCCCGTACCTTTGACCCAGGAGCGAATCATTTCGTGCATTGCATCGCCAGTATCGAAGATCCGTTTGACTTTGGTTTTGAGTTTCTTATCCGGCGCAACTCTGAGGTAGGAATAGAAAATTCTGCGGAGCGAGGGATTGCCGAGATCTGAGGGTTTGATACGGGGCTTGGGTTTATAGGTGTCGGGGTAAACTGGGTTTCCTGCTTTATCCAGATATGCGTCGATCCTATCGAGTAAAAGAGTTTTCTTCACACGACCTCGACCTTACAATTGCGACAATATTTGAACTTCTTGCCATCTGCATGATTCTCTATTATTTCATGCCCATAATGCTGAAATGAATTTGATCCAGCCTTGGCATCCTTCACTCGATCCCGAAGTTTGACGTCAGTCTCTATCGGGTAATATTCAGAAGTAGGTTCTTGAGCCTTCAATCTTTTTAATCCAAATCCTTCGGCGATTTTATCCAGGGCTTCCCCTTGAGCCGTCTCTAGGGAATAATCCGAAGGAATTATAGGGCATATTTTTGGGTGAAATATTTTTCCCTTAATTTCAAAAAATCTGTCGGGACTATCGTCACTTGAATTTATATCGATCGCCATCACTACGGCTTTATCAGCGGTATAATGTGTGATTATTCTCTCGACGGCGTCGGAGATCTCTTTAAACATTTTCTCCACTGACATCTTGATCCTCTATCAGAGCATAGACATTGGTTTCTTCCATGACCATGATATCTTCCCCGCCGATGCGGATCTGTTCTCGCTGATTTCCGATAGCCACTTTTTGACCTTCGACGAATTTGCCTTGGAGATTTTCCCCGACAAAACGCACAATCCCCACATTATGACCGACTTCGGCTTCTACGAAGATATCGCCGGAATTACGCTTGCCCGGTTTGCTCAGGGACTTCACTCCCAGCAGGTTGCGAAGCATTTTGACCTTCTGCATTTTGTGGCTCCTCTTTTTTTACTACAGGTTTTTCAATCAGTTCAGAAATGCGGTCGATCGTGAATTCGACTTCATCTGTTTTGGTTTGTTTTCGGAGTTCTTCGTCAAACGGTACTACCGTCGGGACGCCTACTGATACGCCAAGCAAAGCCTTTTCAATGAAAGGTACTCCAAGAGCGAAAGGTTCACGACCCAAGTTCGAAAATTCTTTCTTCGTCGGTTTGCCATAACCTTTTTCAGTATTCTTCACGCGCATGGTCAAACGAAGGAGATCGCCTTCCTGCGCCGGGCGATCCACTTTCTGGTAGCCAGTCACTTTGTCTTCGAGATCAAATAATGCCGTGTCCATCTCTTCTTGAGTGACATTCAATTTCATCTTCAAGATTGATTCGAGGGCTTCGATTCGGTTTTGAAAAATAGCCATGCGGGTGAACAATCTTTGAGAAAGATCATTCGCTAAACTGCCGAACAATTGGTTGATGTATGGCTTCAGGGCATTTCGGTTAGCTTGTCCAACGAGTTGCTCGAATGATTGAGTTTGATGCGGTTGCCCTTTATTTTTCTTTTTTCCCACTTTATTCTCCTAAGTGTTTGAGTATGATCGATTTGAGATTACCAAAAGAATCGGAACATTTCAAGGCTAATCCTGAAAAAATTGCACCCAAGGTTGAGGGACCAGCATCATTAGGCGCGGCTCTAAATTCATCGAAAGCCCTCTTGATGGCGTCTATTTTCTTTTCAGAATTGGCTAATTGCTCCTGTAAAAATTTCACAGAATTGTTGCTCTTCTCCTCGGATTGCTTTCGTAAGTTGACTTGAGTGAGAACTGCTTTTTCCAGTCGGTAGCAGTAATCTGCCACGTATTCTAATTTATTATCAGGAGTTTTTATAACGACCGCATCTCCGACTTTGAAAGCCATCCAAGGTTTGGCTTCTATCATAACTTTTATTTCTTCCCGACTGAATTTTTGAGATTTCACTAAATCGAGAACCACAGGATTAGGGACATATTCGGCTAGGTTTTCTATTTCCTGTGTTGCCTGCTCAAATATATTATGAAAATCTTGAGCTAAGGCTAATTTTTCGGGAGTAACTTTGCCCACAATTCGGACTTTACCCAATTCATTTTCGCTGACTAATTTTCCAATTTTCCAATTTTCCAATTTTCCAATTTTCAACTCGTCTGACTCGGGCGAGATTCCGAAATTTCTGTCTTCCAAGACTTGTTCTGTCTTAGTTTTCGGACTGGCTCGTTTCGTTGACTTTTTAGGCTTTTTCTTTTTCACTCTTACTCCAATGTGATGTTTTCCGGAGAGACCGGTACATTGTGTCCAGTATCAGTCGAAACTTGGAGCATTCCTGGACCGGCTACGCCCGTCACAACTCCACCGATTTTTCCTTGTTTGGTATTGATGATGACTCTTTTGCCATTCATATGTCGATGCTCTTGCGCGAAAGCCACAAGATCTTTTTGTGGTCTGATTTTATTTTGCGGAGGTGCCGGGGGACGTGGACCGGGACGGCGTTGGGGAACCGGGGCTTCTTCCTCTGCATCATCTCGGTATGCGCCCTGTCCTGCTGCAGTCGGTTGTGCAGCAACGCCTCTCTGCGCGGCGCGGGCGTACAGATCTTTAAGGAACTCGACTTCATCTTCACTAAAAATCGAATTCGCGGGTCCAGCTTGCGGCAACGGCTTGCCTTCTTCAATATTGTCGATCAAAGCCTGGGTGAAATTTTTCAATTCAGTTAAAACTTCCGTATCCGCTTGAAGTTCGTCGGCAGTGCGATTTTTATCTTGAGTCGGCTCCATGAGCCCGATCAAAGTTTTCAGAAGAGCGACTTTGCGCTGCTTCAATTTCAATTCTTGCATCTGTTGTTCAAGAAGGCTCATTTTTTACCCCAATACCTGTTTCCAACTATCGACATCGGACTGCCTGATTGGAATTTGTTGCCTGGTGCCGGGAATCGGCTTTCCAGTATTTCGATAAAGATAAATTATGGTGATTAAAATTTGAACGGTTGTTTCATCGTCTTGCGAGATTACAAGGATGTCGGTGTCCCGAGTATTGTCGTGTCTAAATCGAAGTCCCTGTTTGAATTTATTCACTTCTTTTCTTCCTTCTTGGGAAGCAAAACCATTTCCCAAGTGCAACCTCTCATGCCTGAAACGTAGCGTCGGATAAATTGTTCAGCTTCAATTAGATTGCCGATGACAATCCCAGATTGCAAAACGTGACCTTCTTCTGTTTCGATTTGCCAACCCATCGGCATAGTCTGAACCATATAAATCGTTCGCATAGCACCTCAAATTTGTCCCTATGGACTTCCACCACTCTCACCGCGAGACCCAAAGTGAGTCTACCCCTCATTTCGGCTTCCAAATTTCCAAGTAGGCCCAGGACCCCTTGATAGCGAAATTTGCCTTTCGAAAGTCTACGGATAGACTTCTACCAGAGTAACAAACTAATTTTTAAGGAGCAAGTTATTTTCGTAGTTTATGGAAGATGTAGTCGTTCCAGGCTTCGGGACCGATATAAGTCTGCTGTCCGCCGGACATGACCGCCCAGCCGCGTTTCACTTCGATAACTTGGGAACATCGCTCATTCGGGTGAGTCGCGCCCACGACCGGTTGCCAGGCATCAGTTTTCTTGCCATAGTTCGAACCGTTGGCTAAAAGTGTAGAAAGTTTATACAGAGCGGGAGTCCCGTCGGCGTCCAAGTAAAATTTACGGCACCATTTACACAGGGCTTGATCATTCACCACAATGCGATAAACATAGATTTCATCCGTTGGTTTCGTCTTATTTTGAGCCACAATGCGATCCGCCGATCCGATCCCAATGGCATTACTGATTTCAGTAGTTGCCACGCGGAGCCAATCCCGGTTGGTGTCGCCGGACATATCGCGGAGGGTCTGCTTCAGTTTTCCAACTGTGGCTTCCTTCATGATTTGCTTGGCTTCCGCCGGATTTCCGCCATTTTGCATTTGGCGGAATTTGAAGTTTTGATTGTTGTCGTGGATATAACCAGTGATGCGGGTCGTGACGTCCTGTTTCAGTTTCTCGATGGCATTTTTCATGGATTCGTTTACATGCTCGGAAGCATACTTCATTTCGTCGCCTGCGGGTTTCTTCACGTCTTGCTGGTTCTGCATATCCTCAACCGAGCCCGGACCCATGGTGCCATGAGGATTCAAAAGATTGTGAAAATATGCTAGTTCGATTAAGGACGGTTTTTCGGGCACAACATGTCCGTGTCGACGAAGATCATTTATCTCAGCCAAAGTCAAAGCCTGTTTTCCCAAAACGGACACCATGAGCGAGCGGTAATGTCGCTCGATCGCATCTTTGATGAGTTCAACGGTAGTCTTACTCGTTACCATTGTATTCCTTGTCTAAGATATCGCCAATCTCAGCTATGAGTGCTTGAAATTGTTCTTCGTGGGCTTTCTGAATTCGAAGCAAGAGATCGCGCATGGCAGGGTCGTGATACTCTTCTTTGTGAATGGAACCGTCGCGCTGCGCCGCAAACGCCTTGAAGATCAACTCTTCGGCTTGATCTGGGGTCTCGCCTTTATCAAGTTGAACTTTTACGTTTGCCATAGGCGATTACCTTTTGAAATATTAACCGAAGCCGGTAAATATTGGAGATTTTCAATCGTATGCAAACCGCAAACTACTTTATTTTGTAAAGGTATTATGTGATCTACATGAAAGCCTGGTGGACATTTTTCGTAAAATTCTTTGATTTTTTCTAAGTCAGCCCATTTAGGTATAGCATTTTTGAGAACAGCCCTTCGTTTAGCATTTATCGCATTACGCTGCGGCTTATGAGTTTTGGCATAATTGCCTTGAATTTGAAGATATTTGAGGTGATTTTGAGTTCTCCACTTTTTATCTCTTAAGGAAACTTTTTCTTTGTTTGTTTTTTGCCAAAATGTAATTTTGTCCTTCGCACACTTTTTGCAAATAGCTCTCAAGCCGAATCGTCCCTTTTTATCTTTATGGAACTCTTCGAATGATTTTTCTAAATTGCAACTCGTGCATATCTTCATTAGCCTATCCTGTAGTATTCAACTTTTACAGATTTAGCCATGGGCGGTGGAGGCTTCGGAGGAGTCCCTTGGGCTTCCACTTGGGAGTTTACCATGTCTCCCGATTGGTTTTCAAGCTGATCCGCAACATGAGGTTCCGCGGCACCTTCGGGCGGTTCTCCGCCGCCGGGTCCGCCCGCATCAGTCAACGCGCCCGCGGCTAGAGCCGATTGTTGGGCTTGTTCTGCTTGCTTTTGAGCCTTTTTGCTATATGCCTGATACCACTGGAAGTAGATCGCGTTCAAGATAATATCGTCCATGCCGGGGAGCGGCGGGAGACCATCTTCGGCGCGGATCTCATTCACGGTCTTTTTAAAGTCTGCTTCAGCCTTTTGACGATCAAGGGCTTCTTTTGTGGACTCTTCTTTCAGACCAACAAATTCCAAGAAGAAATCAGAATCGAAATCATCGATGATGTTCACATTGATGAAGTTCTCGAGGAATCTTAAAAGTGGATATAAACCTTTGTCGCGCGAAAGATCGATTTTTTCTTGGGTATTATCGCCCGAGAGACCGCCCGCACCGCTGCCGCCCTGCTCTTTCATGCCAATACCAATTTCTTGAGGATCGATTTGGTAGATCGCGCAGATCATTTTGATTAGATATTGGAGCCAGCCCTGGAATTCGATATCTGAGTGATTTTGCGTGAGCGGAATCCATTTTACTTCATCCATGCCCGCGAAAATCGGAGTTTGGAATGAATTGCGGGAGCCGCGGATCATGTGTTGCCATTGCTGACGAATTGTTTCAATTTTTCTACGATTGAGCGGGGCTTTGAGGTACAAAATCCCTTTCGCCGAGAAACCTTGCGAGAAATACGCCATGTTGTAATATTCGGTGTTCAAATGCGAAGTGATCAAATTCACGAGAAGTTCGAGTTCGCAAACGGCATAACCGTTATTGAAAACATCCGAGGTCGGGTTTCTCATACCCACTTTAAGTTCGTCCTCAGTAAATGCGCGCTCAATGCGTCCACGGATTACTTGAACCCACTTGTACATGTTGGCTTCGAGAAGTTTGGGATCGAGTTCCAAAGCGTCTTTTTCTTTGAGGGCTTCGAGTTCTTTCTCAGGGTAAATCAAATCGTAGTTCGATTGAAGGGGATAGGTCTTGTACTTACCCAGTTCCGGACTCGAAAAGCGAATGGTAGAACCATCAACCGGTACAACGTGGTGAATACGATTAGCATTGTCAGGTACACGTTCTATACCGAATTGATCGTAGGTGAAAGAATCACGAATGATAGCGCGAAGAAGTGTATCGAAATTCCATCGTTTTGATTCAAATGGACGATCTTTGACTTTTCCACAATTGATGATAAATTGCTCGACCGCGCGGCGGCGTTTGCTGAATCGTTTTGCTAGGATTTGGCGGGCTCTACGTTCCAGTCTCCAGTTTAAGGCTTGTTCTTCGGCTTCAGCTTCGTCTGGGTCCGGCGGAGCTACATCTTTGCTTGGGTCATCTTCAATGCCTGTGCCAGCCGCGGCGTCTTTCATCGGATTGACATCCTGCGTCATTTCGCCTTCGGTTTCATCCATGGCGACATTGTCAGGATCATCGTCGGAAACTGAGGCTTTTTTGACGTCTAGATTGTCGGCAGTGGCTCCGGCAGTCGATTCTCCGGTGCCGTCTGGTCCAGCGGTGCCCGCGATTCGGACATCATTGCCTTGTTCAGCCTGATCTAAAACGTTGTTGACTTGATCTTCGGTCTCTTTGCTTTCAGGATTTTCTTCTATTTTTGTGGCAAATTCGGGAGTTTGGCGCAGTTCCTCTTTGATCTCTTCGAGGATTCGTTGCTCATCTTTTATGTTGATTTTGAATCCGCGGTCATGAAGAGTGTGAACCAGCTTCGAGAAATTCGAGACTTGATTCTGACGAGTCGCAATGATGGCAGAAACGATACTATCCTTGAGACTCATTTGCTTCAAATGATCATAAGTTAGACGGTAGGGTTTTTCTTGATAGCCCTGAGTGCCGAGGAAAAAACTCTGATCTTTGGCAACGGATTTACGGTAAAAGAAATCGGATTCGTCCTCGATCTCTTTTTCGACGTCCATTTTGCCCTTCATAATTTGCGTGTCGAGCCAAGCGTCGGTAGCCGCTATGACTTTTTGGAAAATCGAAGGTCGCTTTTGTTGTTCAGCCATTTGTTATGTTCCTTAAACTTGTACTGATCTAATATCTACGTTTGCCGCTAGGCTTCCTGAGTTCGTGATCGTTAAACTGGTAATGTTTCCGCGTAGGTAAAACACTGGGCACATACACCCTGCTGTTTGGGGCGTCAATGCGATTGCAGTCGAATCCCCGTTCAAATTTATTGAAACCGGTTGGTCGCAGTAAATCGCTAGATACTCACATGCCGCGCCCGCTAATGGCACAACCTGTGCAGTCGTAGGAGCCGCAATTTGCGTTTGATATCGAACTGCGTCGGAGACTGTAGATTCTTCAACCCGGCGCAGAGATCGAGTCTCATCCACTGGGTTATTCGTTGGGGGAATGCCGTCATATGTCAGAAAATCTAGCAATATTCTTAATGGTCTCGCGGGCATAGCGACTCCTGTGTCATTCTAATCTCTTAAAATTATATCACAATGAGACGGGTTGTCCAGGACTTAAACGATAAACTGAGGTCCTTCGGCGTCATCGTCATCTTCGCCCTCTTCCGCGGGGTCTGGACGTCTTAACCTTCCGGTTTTTGGGTCTTTTATGAATTCGTGAGAGTTGTCATTTACAGAATATCCGAAATTTTCTGACAACATTGCGGGAGCCGGGGCGGTGAAAGCCTTACCATTCATGTCCACTTTTATGGGCGTAACTCCCTCATCCAGGGTCGTTTCCATGGAATAGCCGACCTGACCGGCTGATTCCACAGCAAGGTACGCGGCTATGGCTGTCGAATCCGCATAGTCATCACTGCCGCCCGGCGGGTGCCCGACCCGAATCTGGCCGGAACCGGTTTGCTCGACTGTGAGTTCTTTGAGTTCTTTGATATTTCGTTCATGATCCAAAAGGTCAATCTGTTGAGAGTGGATCAGCCGCTTCAAATTGTAATAGATCTGCTTCTTGAATGTAAGCGTGAAAGTCTTTTCCACAAGGGTAACGCCGTATTGTTGGAAGATCTCCCGGAGGGGTTCATATGCGAATTGATCGGCGGCGACCTCGTCGATCCCATATTCTTTGCAGATGGTTCGAATGTATTCGGCGCATTCTTTAGCCTGAACTGGATTTTTCTTGGAACCTTCCCAGCCTTTAAGGACGTACTGCTTTACCCGGTTTTCGAAATGACCTACGACTGAGAAAGTGAAATGATCCTTTTTGAAAGCGGCGTCGATCGCAGCGCGGTAAACTACTTGAGACTTCTTGGGCTCGGGCGGTTGAAAGATTACGCCTTTCATTACGGCGAGATCGATATGCTCCGGTTGCATGAAAAAACTCATGGAATCGACGAAATTCGCCCGGTACTCTGTATTAAAGCCATCTTCATCGAGTTCCCATTCTTCGATAAACTCAGCTTTGGGCAAAATCGTATTCCAAACCCAGCTTGGAGCCTTGAGCACGACGTAACTTTGTGGCAAAACACCCTTGAGCCATTTCTGGTGTTCGTTATAGAGTACGCCCTGCTTGATCCCTGGAGACGAGAGTTTGAAAAGATAAGCGCGTTTTCCGAACTGCTTCATCGCGGGGCGCACGGCGCGGAGGATCTTCTCGTCCGTCTCTTTCATGTTTTCATCTAAGTTCCAGAATGCAATCTCATCGCAGATCACCGCGCAAGCTGCGATACCTCGAGTCGTCTTGGAAGATGCCGCGCCTACTTTAATCTGCACGCGGGAATAGACGATCTTATCTGCCACAATAAATGGCACAGAGAGATTCATGGTCGAAGCCGTGTTCTTCTTAGTCGTATTTACCAGGCGTTTGAGAACAGGACTCTGCTCAATCAACGTTCGAACGATTTCGAGTACCTCATCCGAAAATTCTCGAGAGTGAGACAAAATCAAAACTGTGGCGAACGGAGTTTTATGTAAAAATGGCTTCCAGTTCGTGATGATAGAGCAATAAATTGCGAGCATGGCGGCTAGGGTAGTTTTTCCTCCCCGGCGACCGACGATGAAATTGATTTTGTTTTTGACCTTGATTTGAGTTACATCGTAATCTTGATTGGTCATGTACTTGTAGAGTTCGACTTCCGTCATCTCTACCAGTTCCAGGTCAAAATCTCCATCTCGATTCTTGGTTTCCATCCAAACGTTGGATTTCTTTTCATCGTCGAGTTCTTGGCAAAAAATGGTTTTCAAAGCCACGCGCTGCGCGGGCGTGGGTGAGAAATTCATGAACAATTTGTGTTCTATGAAATTCTTAATCGGATCAGCTTCGATTTCTCGAAGAAAATAGTCAAACTCCTCCGCGAACTCAGAGTTAGAGAGATCCTTGATGATCTTCGCGTGATCTGCTATTGAGATTTCGGTCTCTTCCATAAAACCTTATTTCGAGTCTGTCGAAGATTGACCGTCTAAAGAAACTCCACCATTGGGATCTTTTTGCATTTTTCGTCCGAGATATGCCCCAAGACTCATGCCCAAAAATTCAAGACTGGACATGAATGCGTCGTGAATTTGCGTAGCGGTCTCGGCATTCAATGTGAAGTCTGATTTCAATTTGGCTACACAGGTTCCCAGCATGATCAAAATGGAAACCATGCACATGCCGCCCGATACTGCGACCAGGGTAAAAGTCACCGATCCGGCACCAGTTTTAGGGTCGCGCGCGGTAGGGAGTGGAATCCCCTGAGAATTCATTTTCTGTACGAATTTAGCCCACTTGTCCGTTAGGTTCATTTTGTACCTCTTCTTCAATTATAACACCAACTGAACGAAGAGCCGCCAAGCAAATGGCGTGGGCAGGGGTCAAACCATGGGCTTCACAGCCAGTCTTTCCATTGACTGTGGGAGTCTTCAGGTAACAGGACCAGATATTCTTATCACCACAGTCAAAGTCACTTTTTCGGATGTCCGCGTATCGGAAATCGGCGAGGAGTCTCCAAGCTAAATCCAATTCTTTGGAGATGGGAGGAACTCTTTGACTAAACTGCTCAAGATTCCCTTCTTGGCGATCCCACATCCAGTTCATGCCTCGGCGCGGAGGATTTAGTTCGATGCGCTTCCAATTCAAAACTTTCTCATAAACGAGTTCATCTAGGTGTATGCCGGGTAAAAATTTAACAGTCCTCTGCTTCATCTGGTCCCTCATAAATTTCGTCTAGTTCGTAGGTTTCCATATAACTCGTTCGCCTTTTTTGGGCGGCTCATTGCTGGGAATATAAAAAAGATAATCACCTTTTCCAGCCGTCGAAGGCTGACGTCCGGTCAGCCAAAACCAAAATCGTTTATACCATGGGAGAAACTTATACTTGATCTCGACAGAACTGCCCTCTCGTTTCCAACGCACGTCAGACACTTGGAGGTTCCTCGGCTTTGTCTTCTTCCAGTTCTTCTTTCATGGTTTGAAGTTGCCGGATGCAGGCGTCTAGAGAATCAGCTTTTACGATGGCATTTGGCAAATACATCATGCCCAATCCACCGAGTTCTACCACTTTGTTTCGGATTCGCGCGAGCGAGGCAGCGGTCATAGCTTCGTTGCTCGTGATCACGAGCAACTTGTCCTTGATGTCGAGAGCTACCAGTTTGGTTTCGATTTCTGTTTCATCGCTCATAGATTTTCCTTGATGCAGCGGAGAATCGACAGGGTCACATTTTCTTCGGTTCTGGGATTTGCATCCGCCAGACATGGTTTTTGACCCCAATTGCTCACTTCAACGATGAAGGGCAAATAAGGAACTTGAACTCCGACTTCATCCACGTCGATCTCATAGAATCTAATTGACATTTGACCCGCTAGTTTTTCGTAAATCGGGTGAAATTCTTGACAGTATGGACACCATTTCGCGGAGAAGAGAATCACCCTAGGTCCGGCAATAGCCATTTCTTTCTTGAATTGTTCAGCCGAGGTAATTTTTACAACACTCGCATAGCTGGGTAAGCAAATTAGCAGAGCCAGCAAAAAACTTATTAGTCTCATTCTCCATCCTTCGGGGCATCGCCCCCACATTCCATTGAGGTCCACAAATCTTGAACGACTCGCTCCTGGTAAACGCCTTTGACCATTTGGTCGGCGGCTCCCGCAGAGCAGCGATTTTTGAAATCAAGCATATCAGAAGAATCTGGATCTGCAAAGAGATTTTCTATAACCGTCTTTGCCTGCGGATCTTTCGAATATCGGTCCAAGAGACACATTTTAGAAGTCCAGAGGCATCCGGCGACGAAAGCATCTTCGAAGTGGGAAGCGTAAGGCTCCGCTTGGATCGCAATTCTGCCGCAAACCGCCTGTTTTGCCTTGAATTCAGCTTCCTTTTGATACTTTGTGGTGACTGATTCAATAGCTTTTTCGATCGGGAGTTGCCCAAAGCAAAAAATCAAAAATAAAACGAAGGTTCCCGCGCTCACGAAGTCGAAAAATCGACGAATTTTGTAATCCCGGCGAGTCATTGAACTATGATTTTCCCGCTCGTATATTGCCCCAGTCAAATAACCATCTCGATAGGTTTTCTCGATCATTTCCCGACCATTGCCGGTGATATGGTACATCCGCGCTAGGTGCTCGGAGTGATCTTTTTGGGCATTGGTAAGTTGAGTTTTGTAGTCTTCGCTCACTAAAAACTCACATTAGCGTAAAATTCATAACCATTGTCAGAACTTTCGCATTCTACGGCAGCTTTCAGTCCAAGTCTTTTGAATCGGCGAACTAGAGTCTTAGCTTCATCCTGAGATGAAGCGGCTACATTGGAGTGCCCTTCTTTTAAGAATTGACCGACGTCGCTTTCCGCCATTCCGGCTTTCACCAGGGCTTTTCTCGCATTTGCAAAAACTCGAATTGCTGTATTCATGATTTTTCCTCTTTCTTTTTAGTGACAACCCTAACCGTCAAGATCGCAATCGCAAAAGAAAGGAATCCATAAGCCAGAGCAGTCCCGTATTCCCCTTGATCGGCGGCGTGGACGGCAACGCCGAAATCAAACGTGGAAAGTAAAAATCCAAAGATTAAGATCAGACTCACTTTTCTTCCTCTATTCCAATGGCTCCGGTAGAATTATGCGTTACTACAGCATTGACTAAACTCTTGGGCTGTAACTGAACTCTTTCTTGATAAAACAATGCTGAAATTTTTAACAAAGATCCTTTTGGAAATACGATTTTGGTTGGAACTGGAATTCCAAGAATCTGACATACTACTGCTAGATTATCTATCGCTTCTTCAAAACTTGGACTTTTACCATATTCTTCAGAACTCATGCGGACCCCTTTCTTTTGAAGATAACAGAGGTTTTACTTGTTTGCAATGGCTTTCAGGTAGTCTATCGCCTGACTCCATTGAATGCTGACCCAAGTGGGTGAAAAGCCAAGTTCTTTTGCGATATCGTTCATATTGTATCCCGCTAAATAATAGAACATGATCCCTTTTTGAACAGGTGTTAGATCTCGACAAATTTTTTCGATAAACAGCCGGATAGTCACCACATCAAATGGGCTGTAGATCTCGCCGCGGATTTTGCGTGATTCGACCGGGATCGCCAGGGCTAGGGATTTGCGGGACTCGTAAGCCGCGTGCGCCTTCCTGCCAGTGCGGTCGCGCGCCATATCAATCATGGCTTGCTGGACAGTGGAGTGTTTGTGTTTGCCTTCTAAGAGGCGGAGCATGTATTCTTGGCTGGCATCTTCCGGAGAATCGAAGATTCGCCCGTACCTATGAGATTCCTTCGCCGCTCGGAGTCCCAGTTCCAGAAGAGTTTCCACCTTCATCTTTTTGGGTCGGCGTTTCTTGCGTATTTTGACTTTGGACATTTTTAATCCCGGCGGTCGTAATGAATCGGTTTGCTTTATACCAGCCCTCTTTGCCGGTATCATCAGTTATTACAATACGCCCTTCTTCTTCCCGAAGTCCAGTGACAATGTAATTTTTGTTGATTGTGAGAAATCCTTCGATCGGATCGAAACAATTGACTTCTTCTCCGACTGTGAAAGGAACCAACTTGGATAGGCAAATGCCAAATTTCGGATGGCAATAAACCTCGCCATTTGGCATGAACATCATTCGTTGTTGATCACCCTCGATCGCGAGCACGCCTTTGACCGTCGTATTGTGGTCCATGGGAATTAATTTCCCTTCGCACATTTTTATATCTTCCTTGAGATTTGTGTCGATGCGACGAAGACCTTTGAATTTTACGAAATCACCAGCCTTGAAAATCATCTAATCCTCAATGATTTCGAAACGAGTATTTTCGAAATCAACAGTTCCGCCGTTGAAAATCTTCTTGATACCCTCATCGAATTTACCTTGAGGGTATCTGCCTGTTTTTGTCTGCACTTTGCCACATGCGAGGTTCAATTCGCGGATGGCTTCGTATTGAGAACGCTTGATTTTTAAGATTCTGGGTTGTTTCATGAATCCTAGGATATCAAACAATTTTGAAATTTGCAAATAGCGACGAAAAATGTCGCTTTTTACGAATCTTAGCGTTTGACGCCAATAGCAGCGGGTTGGAGATTCGAAAGAGTACGAACCTCTACAACCTTGTTTTGAATCGTAAAATCTGTCTTTTTCGTATCCACGGCTTCCAAATTTTCCAAAACCACTTCGGCGTCGAGTTGCACATACATCTCCATCACAACTTTTGCGACTTTCGCAGGCTTCAGTTCAAATTTAAGAAAACTGAGCATAGGAATTTTCTTCCCATCCAATTCGACCTGGACATTTGCTCCAGTGGTAACTCGACCTTCGGTGCCGGGTTTGTTACGGATGGTGAGAACGGGGAATTGCGCAGATTTAGCTTGCGCGGGCTTTTCGTCGGTCTGGCTCATAGCCTCTCCTTGAATAGCGAGCGTGATTGCTCTTTTCAAAATTATACCCGATCGGGATGAAATCGTTTTGAAATGAGAAAATGAACCCTATAGGGTATAAATAGAGGCTCCTTGGTCACATCGCTTCACCGCGGCATTGGGCATATTTACCTCCGGAGTCCTAGAACTTAATCTCGTCCGGCGCGTACCCTGTGGCGGAGTAGGCTGGGTATTCTCCCAGTCGGAGCCTATTTATATGGTACCAAAATTCGTACCGTTTTTTGGTACCAATTTTGGTACCGTGTTGCGGGAAGCAACATATTGTAGCGTAATGTTGCATTTTGCTACATTTTGCGACAAAGTACGAAAAACGTACTTTAACGATTGTAAATATTACAGGAAATAATTGCCCTATTTTTCCGAAATTTTTGCCCAAAACTTCCGAAGTTTATGGACTTTTTTTCGGAAGTTGGAACTTAATAAATTTGCAAGGGGTATAAACAATGAGAGTTCCTTGCACGAAATCGATCATCCTCAAGACCAAATGATCTTTCGAAGTTGGAGCCAAAATATACTCTTCATTGCCCATATCGACTACTACACTTCTTTCAAGTTCCACGAATTTTTCAAGTGCATCCATTGCTGCCAATTCTATAGAATCTTGAAAATCTGATGCGAAGACTTGAGATTCAACTTTCTTTAGTTGATCGAGGAACTGTTTTCGCACGTCCTCTACCGGAGTCTTCAATTCTTGAACCAATTGAAAAGATCTCTCATAAAGTGAATCTGTTGATTCTGTAGCTTTGCCCTCTGGATCAAAATGAGGGACTGCATCGAATCCAGTTTGGGCTACGTATTGCTCCACCAATTGAAAAGCCCGTTCGCGCACTATGATGTTAAAGTATTGTTCCCAACTTACTATTGGTAATTCATAATCGGCGTTAAATATTTCTTCAATTTTATTTTCCATGATTCATGTTCCTTTACGAATCGTCTGAGGTGAAAGGTACAGATCCGACTTCGAACTCTATCTTCGTCGGATTGCTTTTCAAAAAGGCTATACCTTCGGGGGAGAGAGCCACATATGAAACTATTGCCCAACGCTCTAATTGATGGGGCTCTGTTGCTAGTTGAACCATGATTAGTTTGCAAAGTTGTCCGGTGACAAATCCCTTGTCGCAATAGAAGTTTATCTGATTAGCGACTTTTTGAGCGGCGTCAAAAATTTTACGCTCTCCTACTGCCACAGAACCAAAATATCTGACCTCATCAATAACCTCCCTTTCTAGGGAAGTTACATAAGAGACTTTGCGCTCGGTAAATTCTTGATCAACATGTCGCTCAAAAGCGCGTTTAGCTGCTTGATTAAACAGATGATTCAGCGGAAGGTAAATATTTTCTACCTTCAGAGAAGTCCCCTGTTCTAAATCTTTTTCACTTTTAGCTTTATTGCCCTTGTCCAGGGCTTTGACGAGTTTCTCAGATTCACTGAGAGGCTTTTTGGCGCGGCCAAGCGCGACCTTTGCGGTTCGCATAATTTTCTCCTTTGGATCATCACGACCCATTTTGGAACTGACGTCACGCCAATTCTGCTTAAAGTGTACCATAACAATACACTTTCTTTCTTACTTGCGTCAAGACCCGCGACCGACGACAATGGATTCATGTGGCGATTACTTTGGCTTTCAATTTGGCTACCGGTCTACTTCCTACTATTATGGATACCGCTTTATATTGTGGGCTGGATTCTTGTGCCTTTAGCCGCAGCTTGCGGAGCCTATGAGCAAGATTCGGCGACGGGGCTCTACCATTTCACTTGGTCGATAATGGCTCTGTATGACAACAGCACCGACGGAATTTACAATAATAGTTACTGGCCGACGATAACCAACTTTTATTCGGTGATTTGGCGATGGTGCGCGATGCGCAACCCCCTTGCCTCCATAACTAAAATCCCCTTGATTCACTGCTACGTTAATCCCAGCGAAGTAGGCTTTACTGGTAATCAAACGAATTCGAGTTTGTACGACACCAAAATCCCTCAATGGTTTTGCTGCTGGTGCGGACTTTTCTCTTGTTTTTATCTACAGTTCAATTGGAACGGATTGCCAAGCATTTTCGGATGGCAGCCGTTTCCTCCAGGACTCTACCTTCTGTGGATCGGCTCCAAACTCGTACCGAAAGATGTCCAGGCTCCACAAAGTTCGTATGGCGTGCCGCGGACTTTCAACACGATCCAATTTAACAGGCAGGCATAGATGACTCGTCGAAGTTTCATCCAGTTACTCTCTGTAGCTTCTGCCTGCATTATCCTGCCTCAAAAGATTTGGACATTGCCAATCAAACCGAGATTGTATCGACACCTTTCAGAATGTGGAAATTGCCGACCGTGGGTTTATCTCCCGGATAAAAGTGATGGTAGACCAATTAAAGATGCCACGTTCAGAGCCTATCTCAAAAGGAGATATCGTGAAACTTAGAATTCTCTCAAAGTTCTTAGAATTTCTGGTCGAACTTTTCGAGCCAAACCCCTGTTATTGTGGTTCGGATCTCATAGGGTACGGAGACGTTATCTGCCATCATTGTCGTGAAAAAGAACAGGCTCGCAAAGATGCAATCACCAAAGAAGTTTTCAAAACCTATCGGCATATGTAATGGCGAAGTTGAATTTCAAAGAAGTCAAAGATTTTATCCTAGAAGTCTCTACTCAATATGGCGCGACTACAGTTTTCAACAAAGATCCAGATTGGGAAGATTACTCTTTTGGAGACGTCGACGTACATCAAAGACACATCAATCTTTACCCGAACCCCAAAGGGGAATACAAAAATTTGAGAGAGCTACTGGGTACATTTTTCCATGAACTTGCTCATATCTATTGTTTCGAAAATGACATCTACGGTAGGTACTACACTCCCGGCGGCGGTCGAATGACCGTCAATTATGCTTACAAGGCTGAGTTAGCCACGGATCGCTGGGGAGAATGTCTCATGAACTGTTTTTTAAGCGGAATGAAATATCACGCTTGGTACAAGACGCACAAAAAAGAAGCGTTGGATTTGTTGGGTCGAAATCTATAATCAACGATCGGTGCAGATTTTCTCGCGCACGATTGGGATCTGATAAGTCGCGCCCAACCGGCTGATTGTGAGGATCACTACCGTTCCAGGTTCACCACGAATTTGACCGATGTCTGGCGGAAGTCCGTCCACATAAAGGATCTTGTCGCCGACTTTGAGACCGGCTCGCGCCGCGGGGTACCCCGCGTAGACTTGCTCAATCACGTCCCCTTGCATCCAGTCATCCATGATTCCGATGCCGCCGAACCATTTATCGCCCTCACATTGCTTGATTCCGACCGGGCTCTTTTTCTCCGGCGGAGTGGAAACCGCGGGAATTTTTCCTGGACCCTTCTCCATTGTAATTATTTCAACATCGACGACCTTGGGTACAATGTCGACCGGTTTTTGCATCTCGCGCGCTTGATTGCCCTTTTCACGGACTTTGCCTGGATGACCTGAATCCCCGCCGCCCTGGTAGGTTGCGATGAAAAGAAAAAAGGACAAGTGCAAAAGGACTGAGAGAATGAAAGGTAGTTTTCTCATTCATCAATTGTATCAGGCGGGAGACTTGGCAAATCGACGGTCTGACCAGCGAGCGCGTGCAGGCAGTCTCCTAGAAACTGAATTCGCCCTGCGGTGACAAAAGTGTGGCATCGCATGGGTCGAGGCTTTATTTTCTCTCCATTCATGATTCTGGAATATTCGTCGTCCGTCATCGGTTGCACGCCTTGGACCAAGACGCTCGGACTGAATGTGGGTCGATCGTAGTCACCGTTGAAGGTCCATCCGTTTTTGGCGTCGATCCAAACCCGGTGCATTTGACGACAACCGGGGCAGAAAAATGCCAGACAGTTGCCCTCGAGAGTCCTGAGTTTTCCGATTTTTCCCATACCCAATGGTATCAATTTGATAATGCACGTTATAGAAATTAGGTTCTAGTTTGTGTGTTATCGATACAAATAAGACCCTTATTTAATGCGTCCCTCTCGATGTATCGAAATTTCCGGGATTTTTCGATATACCAATTCCAGTAACAATTAGTAGTTGTAAGTATTACAATTCAAATTGGATTGATTTTTTGGAAAATTTTTGAGACCATGAGGGTATGCCAAATGAAAAACTTACAGAAGTGAAGCAAAGACTGGCGAAAGCCGTCGCCCTGCAAAAATCCCTGAAACATCGCCGGTTCCTCGCCGGAAAATCCATCGGCTTCTGCCGCGGTCGATTTGACCGGAATGGATCGGTAGTCGACGGTCGAGATCTGGTGCCGCGCCGAGCCGCCTACGACCTCACACATGCCGTTTTGACCTTAGCCAAGACCGAACGTAAGATCCAAGAAAATCGAAAGCGCATCCGCGCGATCGAGGCGGAACGGGTCGCACTTTGGATGAATCGCATATTCCAAAAAGCTATGGATCGAGTGTTCATTTCGGAGTTCACTGTTACCGCGCGAGATATGGTAAAAAAGGTTCTGGCTTGGCGAGGTCTCTATCTCCACGACAATAACGAGATCTCGGGACCGGGCGGCAAACTAATCGCCATGTACGGCGGAGATGCTTCCTACGATGGCGCGGAATTAAAGTGGACCGTAAAGCCTATACAAACTCTTGAATTTATTACAATTGATATCAAAATCGATCCTTCAACTGACCAAAATCCATACACTGTCAAAAAGATCGACAGTCCTGTTGCCGAAAATTTTGAGGACACGCAGAAAAAGGTTTTCAAGTGAAACTCGAAGAACTCTCACCGGACAACCAAGAGCGTGTGAAATAATTACATTACAAATTGGCTGGTTTTTCTACCAAAATTTTTTTGGTAGGAGAAGGCTGATCGCCCAACCCTGGTTTTGATGCATCGTGGCAAATCGCTCCACCGCGATGACTTTTTCACCCCAAAGCGTCAAAGTCAAAAGTTTACTCAGATCATCCGTAGCGCAGCTTTTCATCAGGGTAGCCGGGTGAGCCCAACCTTTCCCCTTGAGTTCAAACGGGGGCAAATGCATGTCCAGATTAAGTTCGATATCTTCGTGTTTTATGAAGCTGTTCATTTATCCCGCGACCTCGACGTATTCGAATTTGGGACCAAGCGCGGACGTGCGGATTTTCGTCCACTTCAAATTCGGACCCAGATTGCCGGGAGCGGCCAAAAGCCGATCGACATTCATATCGACTATAGCGAGTTCGAATAAGCGAAAAGACGATCCCTTGGGAATCGAAAAGGGCTCGAAAACCTCGTAGCGACCCAGTCCGAAACCGAACCGCCGCGGACCATCCGGGTCCCAGTCACGACGCCCGAAATTTTTTAACCAGAGCCCAAATGAAAACTTTACACGAGCCATGCGTAAGACGGTCTGGTCTTTCGTGGTGATAATCGTGGGAACTCGCAAAACGCCTTCGTTCATAAATTTCTCCTTTTGGTGCGACGGGTAGGATTTACACCTACAAGTCCATGGTATTGCTGCGCACTCTATTCCCATGGTTCCGGGCTCCGGATGAGTCTAAAAGTTTCTCCACCGCCGCAAAATGAGAATATCAAAAGCCCGAGAGAAAGGCAAATGGCGGATCTTTTGGCGGATGTTGGAGGAGGTCTCAGAATGGGAATTATTCCATATTGGAATTTGGAATATTGAATAAACCAGAGCGGTCTCGGACTTACCCCGCTTGAAAGAATTACAATAATAAATTCGGGTCACTCCCAAAAAATTTATATTCGGGTAATCTCACCAGTGTCTCAAAGTGGGAGGGTAAATTCCCAAAGATTACGGTACCTTGGCGGGGTATGCCCGGTCCATCTGCCGATTCTCACGCTAATAGCCTAATGAATTCAATCGTCTATACATCATCATCATTTTCATCATGCTCATTCGTAGCGGTCCCGTCCTTAGGCTTTGCGTATTTATCGCGCATTGCACTCATACGTGACGGCGCGCCCATACCTAAAGAAGCCCGTAGCGCAGGCGATAGCCCTACCATCGGTTTTTCTATAACCGGGGTCTCTATAGGCTTTGATTCATTTTGAACCACATTAGGTGACGGCGTTTCGGATTGAGCGCGCGGCGTAGTATCGCGCCACGGTCGAGGCTTAGTCTCACTATGATTCGCTAATGGGGTGCTCGGATTCCCGCTATCGGCTCTATCGGCGGACTGCGATAAAACTTTAGGGGTTTTTCGAGGGGTCGAATCGGTAGGTGATTCCGCGCCCATGCGCACTATGGAGCTAGGAGGCGTTTTTAGAGCCGGTTTTGGAGGTTCAACTAGCTTCGGCGTGCGTTCTACGTCACCGGGGTCTACGGGGTCCGGGAGTGACTCGGC